TATCCTTTTCGCGCCATGCAATCATGGGCAGGATCTTGTTGCCATCGCTTATGCAGATCACGTTCTGATCGCCACCAGCCGCAAAATCCACGCCTGCTATGCGTACACCTGGTCTAAATCGAGGTGGCGTGTTGTGGCAGTTCTGTAGCTGGGTGAGGTTAATAACTAGGCTTTCCAGCCCTATGTCAACAAACTCGCCGTAGATCATAGATCGGGTCAGCGGGTGCTTCTCGCCGTATCTCTGGACTACCTCATCAATCTGATTCTGCGTTATGTGCGGGCAGTCAAACGCTGTGACTGCGTGCTTCTGCCACATATTGGCTTCCTTGGTAAACGCGCGATAGAACGCACCGCTAGTCCCGCCTGGGCTGGATGCGATTAGCAAGCGGGTTGGTTGACATCGGCTGATAGCCTCAAATAGCGGGTCGGCTACGGTCTTGGCTTCGTCAACCACCATAAGCAACGGATGGTATTCGTGGTCTTCTGCGTGCCAGCCTTCAGCGCGCCCAGGATCAGTCGCTGAGTAGCCTATAATGCGTGATGTGTTGCCGTTGGGGTGGAGGTAGCGGATCTCGCCAGATGTTACCTCCCACGCACCGCCAAGCTTGGCAATGTGATTGCGCAGGCTAGGCCAGAGTTGGCTTTCGACTTGGCGGAATACGCCCGCTGTGGTTACGGCGATAGAACGCTGGTAAACGAGCGCGTGCCATATCAAAATAGCCGAAATGACGGTGCTAGTCTTGCCAGAGCCGTTGGCTGCACGCAGGGCTACGCGACAGTCCTTTGCCTCTAAATCGCGTAACACCTTTCTTTGCCAGTCATAAAGATTGATGCCCAATACGTTAGCGGCGAATGCGGCTGGTTTGGCAAGGTCTTCTAGTATCTCTTCTTGACTGCGTTTTGGAGGCTTTGGCATGGGTGATGTTTAAGACCTCTTTTTGTTTTGAGCCACAATAATTTGGGGGGGTATATGCGTATTAAACGGGGGCTGGGGGGCTGGCAGGGGGCGTGGTGGTGTACTTGGCCAAGCTCTCCGCCCTTGGTTTGCGTGTCTTCATGCGCCTATGCCTAGTCTTCCCTAAAACTTTTGGCGTTGTGGTTACAATAGTTTGCGTGGCATCTGTCGCACAATAGCTATTGTCTCGAATTGGTATGGCTGTTTTGACCTCAACTGCTTTAGCATCAATCACTTGCGTCTTCTTTCTCCCCGCGATGCCCGCGAGTAAAGAGGCGAGGTTTGAGGATAGGCCATGGGTGACATCTTGCGTAACATTCAGACGGGCAGAGGGTTGGGCATGGTTATAGATTCGTTCCGCCATCCATGCTTTGGCTTGCCATGACTTTGCCCCTGCCAGCTCTATGTCTCGAAGTAAGGAAAGCTCGTGCTTTTTTCTGGCGGACTCTACACGCCTAGCGAAATCTGGCTTTCTGCTTGCCCAAGTTTTAATCGTGGAAGGATTGACCCCGACCAACGCACCAGCCTTTTCTAAAGTAAATCCAGACCCGCACGCTGATATAATTTCCTCGGCCAATTCTTTAGTAAATATCTCTCGTCCGTTCTTTGCCTTTTCGGGTGCGGTGGAGTCCGCGAGTTCATCCATAAGTCACCCTTATACCTTATCTAAAGTAAAAAGAAAGTGTAGACAATACCAGCCGATTGCATTATGTTGACTATATGACAAGCAACACACACACCAATACCGAACCGAGCGCGGTCAAAGTCGCTCGTGAAAATGTAGTTCAACCATATACTCTATATAGGAGAAGCTATAAAAGCGAAAACACTGCCGAATATGGATTCGGTGATTTTCCACAAACTATCATTTCTCCCGTATTGAGCGTAAACGCAAAAAGTCTGAGGAGTGCTCAAAGCCAATTCAAGAAATTATTTGGATGGAAGCGCATATCTTTCTCTGGAAGGTTTGCGACTTACTTTGTGACGCAAGTAGCCGAGGAATCAAAATGATCGAGTTCATTTTAGTTACTATTCTCCTCTCTCCCTGCGCCGTCTTCATGGCGTTGGGATACTTTGGCAAAAACTAAACAAAAGAAAGAAAACAAAACATGACAACCACAACACAGAAACCAAGTCTCGCAAACCTAATCGACTCCACCAACATTCCCGAATCCCTTGTGCGGGCAGTAGTCCGTCAAATGGGCGGGTGGGAATCCTTTAAGCAATCCGCGCCAGACATAACGCGCCACGGAATCAGCGGAGGCTTTCATGGCTTCCTGTATTATTCGGAAACAGTACCCTTCGCCAAGCTCAACAGAAAGGCGATCATTGAGATGGCATCCCAGCAATCAAAAGAGTTTGGAATGGGATTGCTTGAAATGGTTAAGGGCTTCAATTGCCTAAAGGGTGCAACAGAAACCGAAATCGTAGAGGGTTTGGCGGGTGCCACAGATGAAACCCTAGTGCCGAACGGCCTCGCTTGGTATGCGGGCGAAGAAGTGGCGAGGGCGTATTGTGACGCATTCGACCCTCAGTAAAGGAGGCAAAATGACTAATCACACCTACGCCGTCTACAACTCAATCGGTCAATTTTTCGCGCGGTTCACTTCCTACGCTCGCGCCCTACGTTGGGCGCAGCGGGAGGGAATGGAGTGGAGCGCGATAATAAGAAAAGAAAAGGAAAACACGAAATGAAAAAAGAAAGCAATGGTATGTCAATTTCCGTGACTTGGCATATCGCAGACGTATTGGACGTAAGGCCTGACCTAGATAGTGAGCAGGCTTTTGAAGTGCTGCGAAGCGTAAAGAAGAATCACGATGCCAACGTGGGAATCAATTGGGAGGTGCTGAGTGCAACTGCTGAGGTTCTATATGGAGAGAAGAGAGGAAAAAATGAATAAAACAAAAAAACAAAAAGAAAGCATAGATGACTATCTTCCAGTAATGCGAGAGGAGGGCAGCATGGCGTTTGAGACGTACGGCGAAGACATCGCCTTTGTGGGTACTCAAGACAATAAGCACGTTTGGACATTGCTGGACGATGACAATGGAGTTCCGACGATTGTCGCGGGGTATCACTTTGTCAATCGTATCCACTACATAATCACAATCAAACCGTGGGAGGATGACAATCTTTCCTTCCCATACGTTGACTAAAAAAAGAGGAAAACAAAATGAAAAAATATATAGTATCCGCAAACAGTATAAGCCACTACGAGCTTGAGGTGATGGCGAATAGCGAAGAGGAAGCAATGGACAAAGCCGATCAGATAGACGGAAGCAAGTGGACGGAAATCATAGGAGATGGTGACTGGAATCCCACAAGCGCGGAAGAGGTGAAAGAATGAACTGCCCACAAGTCTACGCCCTTGGGCTGCTCCATGGCGGGCTGCTGCTCGCCTTTGTGTGGCTGGTGTGGCCACGCAGTAAACGCAAATAGTCTTCCCTTGTCTTCCCCTTTAGCACGGGGGAAGCAAAGGTGAGATCCGATAGGGTCAACCTACAAACGGCAGCGCAGTGATGCGCGAATGAATAAGAAAGAAAGAGGATATAAAAATGATTAAGACAAGAACAGGAGCGCAAAGATATAACGCAAGGATGAGTAGGCTATTCGAGGAAGCGGTGAGATTAAAGGAGCATTATGAATCCATAACAGTAGTTATTGACGTTCGCGGCGGTGTTGCTGAAGTAGTTAGCAAGCCCGAAAATATAAACGTAGTAATAAGAGACTGGGACAACATCGGGGCGTAATGGACAAGAAAGACAAACACCATGACACACCCAAAGCAATTGGATGAAGTTGGAATTACTGAAAGCTATCTTAGAAAGATGGCAAAAAAAGAAGGCGTAACCTATAAAAGGGCGGTGCAAATAGCGATGGAACAATGGGGGGATTATTCGCTGAAACTGATTAACAAGTTGGTGGCTGATGATATAAAAGAAAGAAGGAGGAATTGAAAATGAAAGTTAAAGTATTGAAAGATGATTACTGGAAAGATTGTGTCTCTATTTTTGGGCATATAAAAGGAGTTGGGCAATGGATTCCCTATGCCTTGGTTGACGGCGCGGAACTTGTGCCAAGTAGCAGGACGGACGGACTGGAGAACATTATCTTAACAAACGGGAAGAAGGCTAGGGTTCAAAGCATTGACCTTGAATACTAGAACCACGGCACACTCAGTTCGCGCTTGCTTATAAACGGCAGCGCAGGCATTCCGTCTTTACAAACGGAAGCATAGCCACCTATAAGGAGCACATAAAAATATGACAGAAGAAGAAATTATTAAGGCCTACCTTTCGCGCCTAGGTAAGAAAGGCGGGAGCGTCAAGGGATCTTGCAAGGCTCGCAAGTTATCGCGGGAGCATTATGCCAAGGTGGGCAAGTCTCAGCGGGAGCGTTGGGATAAGTTTCGGCGGGAGCGTCAAACGGAAGCGCAGGCATCCAAACGGTAGGGCAGCCTTTCGCGGGAGCGATAGCCCTATAAGGGGCGTGTAGAATAGCCCTATAAGGGGTGTGTAGAATAGCCCTATAAGGGTACTATAAACGGCAGTCTAGCGTCCGATACGGCAGCAGCAGGCTTTGTTATCTAGCGGTTCAACCTTGAATTTGACCACTGGAATGTCTCGGGCATCACATTTCGAGTCAAAACGCCTAGAAACAGGCTTTCTGCTCGATTCTGATAGGTTGTGGCGTGTTTTTTTGGCTGCCTTTGGCATATCACCAGTTCTTACAACTCCACGCACGCGCTGTTAGCTTGTTGGGAGGGTTGCTGTCGCACTTATGCCTAGCCCTGAAGCTACGCCTGCGGGCTGGATTGCTCTTTTTGATGGTCATCTTGGGATCTCCGTAGCGGATAACCTTGCTTTGCCCATCCTTACAGGCGCGGACTACAAATTTACGCGCCTCACCAGGTGTCCTTCTGGGGCTGTTGCATGGCAGTTCTCTAGGATTCATCATCTACCTCATCAGTGTCAAAATCATCAGGAATCGAGTCCTGAAGCGATTGTAGTGCCTTCTGGTGGCTCTCAAAGAAGCCTGACAGCCTCTTCACTTGCTCTGTCAGCCCATTCCACTGTGCCTCGAACACCTCAAAAGAGCAGTTGGCATTCATATCGTCTACGAGTTGCCCTAGTAGCCTCAGTACGCCGTGTAGCTGGGCATTCTCTCGCTGAAGTAGGCCGATAAACTTATGGCTCGCCTTCAGTTGCTCCCGATCACTCTGCAAAACCGCCTTTTTTAGCCTTCATCATCCGCCAAGTGCGGGGGCTGATGGTGCTTTTGGATTTAGGACGGCTAGTGCCAGCCTTACGGCGGGCGTTGATGTTTGCGTATAAACCTGGTTTCGCTTTGTTCATTTCACGATTGTACCACATCCCCCACCTGATAACCAACTTCGTTCTTTGGCAGGTGTGAGGATGTCTTGAGCCAGCCCAACCCAGCCCAGCCCCAGCCCAGCTTTCGTTCTTTGTTCTGATTACCAGAAACACGCTACGGAAAGAACGTAGTGGTATGGGGGGAGGACGGACTAAGGAGTCCTTCCCCCTACTTTCCTTCGCGTAATTTAATTTATATATATATAAGGGTCTGACTGCTCTATAAATGATAGTAACTTGAAAGTAGATTAGAAAGTAGTCTGATTGGCAGTATACAAGCCATTGTCAGACAGTATCTTCTTAGCCTTGTGAAGGCGTTTAAGATAGCGATAAAAGGTAGATTCTGATACTTCCAGCTTTTCGATGATATGGCGGCATAAATCGCCCGCCTGCCACTCCTTTGAACCCATCTCGGTTAGGAACTTTTTATCGTCAACCGCCTTGTGTGCGCCTGGTTTCTTTAGCTTATCTGGGTTGAGGTTAAAGTTCTGGCGGAACAGTGGGTAAGACCACTGGACAACGAAGGCATCCATGGGGCTAAAGTTGCGCAGCGTCACCTCGCAAGTAAAGGTGCGCTCATCCTCTTCGTGCGGTGTCAAGACCACCAAGCTGTCTGGATTGCGCGCGAACACCCCGCTACCACTAAACCTATCAATCGACTCCGACCCACTCTTGTTACCCTTGGAGAAGTGGTGGGATAGGATGATCGACAAGTTGTGGCGTGTCGCTAGGTACTCAAACTCATTCATCAGACTTGACATATCGCCCGCACTGTTCTCATCCCTCTCCCCCATCAGCATATAGTTTGGATCAAGGATGATAGCTTGGTATCCCTTGCCCTCAATCTGCTTCTCGATCATAGGGCGGATGAGAGTTAAGTCGGCAGCGTGGCCTCGGAGCGTCCATGTATCGAAGTCATCGGCCTTGTCTTCCAGTCCTTTTGCCTTGACAACATCAGCCAACCGATTGCGAAAGCTCCACTCTTGGATCTCGAAATTGATAAACAACACCCGCGACATCTTGCACTGTTGCCCCCACCACGGCACGCCAGCGTGTAGTGATAAGGCTAGGTCAATTAAGCTCCAACTCTTAAACGCCTTACTTCCTCCGCCCAGCAACATCTTCCCGCCTCTGTGCAACATTCCCTCAATTAGCGTCTCTGGTGCGGGTAAGTCTTCCTTAATAAGTTGTGCATAAGATTTAATCGGTGGCCACTCATCGGTCTTCGGCTTGATACCAAGTGCTACGGCTGGTTCTATCATTTTCCTCCTTTGCAAAACCAAAGTAGGCTTTGCATCTTGTCGTTTCTTTTTGCCCCAGGAATCCTAACGGGTTGACTGGGTTTGAATGTTGCAGGATCGCATCCTAACGGAATAAGAAAAGCTTTTAACTGATCCACCCATTCGTTCTTTGGTGGCATCTCAAACCAACCATGCAAGCTCTTTCCGCCAGTATCCACAACAGCGTGTAGTTTCATGCTGAATAAATCGCGCATCAATTGGAACACCGCGCCCATCTCTGGCTTGGTTAACACATCTGACTCGACAACTAGGAACACCCTATGCTCAACGGTGTCGTTGGATCTGCTAACCGTATCCAACTTGTAGGTTGCGCCAGTTGTGTACTGCCCGATTGGCTCGTCTAACTTCTTCCAATCCCAAGCTGACCTAAAGTTCTGCGGGTGTCTCCCGCTGTCCTTGACATCACCGATCCAGATATTATCAGCGACATTAAACATCGACAGGAACAACTGATAGTCCTGCGCTGGATCGCCTAGCTTAACTGGACTCTCCTCGTACATATCGGCTGGGTCCCAATTGTAGTGGGTCAGGTAGCGTTGCTTGTTTGACTCAGCAATCGTCTTAATCCTATCCAAGACCTCGGCGTGCGGATCTTTCTTGATGACTAGCTTGGGCGTGGCAGTACCACCCGACATGATGTTGACTGGCTTGTAAAGAACATCGCCACCTATAGCTCGGCGCAGCTTGCGGTTAGCCTCATCACGATACGGCGTGCAGGAAGTATGCCAGCAGAAGATAGTCGGCGCGCCATCTACGAACACCGTTGTATCTCTGATGCGAGTGTGACTGGTATGAGCAGCCTCACCAGGACACTTGCACAGCCCGTGGTTCTCGGACTGCCAATCCACTTGGCCTACGATCTCTTCAGCTTGTCGTTGTGCGGGGGTCATAAATCAAACCAGCTTTGTTTCAAGTGGTGGACACACTGAGGACACCAGTCGCAGAATCTCTCTGCGCACCATTCGCTGGATTGGCAAGCCTTTCTTCATATGACTTGCAAAATTGTTTTGCAATAGGATAAATCTCAGAATCAGACCATTTATTTTTAAACGCATTTAAAGCCCAAAGTATTACCCTGACATTCCCCCTTATATATCCCAACTCAGGAACTATTCTGTCAAGGCTTGGAGAGTATGGGTTCTTCCCGCTTTTCGTGTTAAACTCAATGCCAGTTATGTCACATTTACCAGTTTTACACAAATTATAAACATATTGAAAATCAATGTTAAACGGCAAGTTTTTTATTAATGACTTTGATCTGGCCTCACAAACCATTTTAGTTGACCGCACATTTAGCGGGTTGTTTGATCTGTATCTTTTCTGTATAGCCGATACCTTTGCCTTGTTTTTCCGCTTCCACTTGAGCATACTTGCATAACACTTTTCCTTGTTATTAAGCCTCCATTTCTCAACCTTACTACCATTGCATGGCCTGCACCATGACATCAGTCCAAGCTTTGAATCGCTTCTTTTAGAGAAGTCAGATATTGGCTTTATTTGTTTGCAGTGTGGGCAATTCTTGTTTTTCATTATCTTCAAATACTTTCTTGGCTGCCCCAACAATCATGTCTGCCGATATGTTTCTTAGGGCGTTACACCAAAACTGAGTTCTATTTGTTTTATTTGATGCGTCCTTACACTTGGATTGTGGCAGTCCAGCATGAGGAGCGCATGGAGCGTGCGGACATACTTCGGGCGCATATAATGGATATGACCTTGGGTAATACTTAACTCTCCAATCTGGATGATAGCTTCCCCATAATGAAATGCAAGGCGTATCCAACCCAGCAGCCATGTGATTGACTGAACTATCGGGCGCGACAACAAAGTCAGCCCCGCTGATAATCGGGAACAGCGAGCGCACAGCCTTGGTGCAGTTAAATAAGTCAATCACCCTAGGATGATCCACCTTGAAGTTGTTTGAGTTATCTAGCCCGATAATCACAGCGTGATGTTTGGGGTAAGCCTCAAGCAACGCCAGCACCGCCTCCTGCCCCATCGTTGGTGGGTAGGTGCGGGTCGGACCGCTGGACGAAACGTGGTAGGCAAAGAACGGACTAGGCATCGGCCACTTACCCATCGCCTTTAACTCTTCATGGTCTGGCTCGATGAGATGCAGCACTGGCTTACAATACTTCGCCATCTTCTTCTCGTCCCACACACCCATCCACTCGTAGATCCGCTGGTAGCAGTTACCACCGCCAGTGCCTAGCTTGGTGTTGCCAACCTGACCGCTGAACAAATCATCCGTAGGCAAGTGAGCATCAAATGACCTCCATGCCTCTAGCGATGCAGGCAACGGCCACAGCTTCGCACCCAGCCCAGCGTAGAGAGGAAGGTTGCGGGCAGGAGCGTAAACCTCCACCACCCCACCCGACTCCTGCACCAAGTAGTTGACGAAAGCAGTAGCGATGATTGCATCACCAATTGCCCCAGCGCGGTAGACGGCTGTTGCACCACCAGCAGCTCTGCCCTTGTAGTACGGCTTGATCTCGTGTGGGCAAGGGATTGAATCCTCCCAAGTTGGTCCAGTTAGCTCGTCAGGCAGCATATAAGTGGTGCGCGGGTAGAGCATATTGTCATCGACTTTGTGAATTGAGTTTGAGTTATTTGTCCAGAGTTTCATTTGGCCTGCCTTTCTATTTTGTGCATGAAGATCGGAGTCTGCTCACCTGCATAAGATCCTGCAATATTAAAATCAAAGTGTTCCAGTGCCTCGGCGTAATCCATGCCCTGCTTCATAAGAATCTCGATGATTGCGTCAATATCGTAGATCGCGCAGAGATCACCACCGAATGTATTACCCACCCCCAGGATCGCATCATCGAATCCATCTGCGAATAGGATTGTCTCAGCCTCATCGCCAAAGTCTTCCAGGATTTGATCTCGTATGTTCATTCTTCCTCCAGCACTTCCTTCGCTATCAAAGCCGCTGCATCGACCATCGTTATGATCTGGATTAGGTCGATAGCATGGCCATGAGAAACGCGATCCCTCTCTATGGCCAACTTATCGCGTGCGATCAGAAGCATATCGCGTGACCACTTGAGCCTATCTTTAGACTCGACCCGCATTACGAACCTGACCGCATCCGAAACTTGCGTGGCTTACTCTTGCCCGCTGCCGACAGGGCAATGGCAATCATCTGCTCGCGTGAGCGCGGCTTACCGCCTGCTCCACGCTCGCTACCCTTCTTGCGGTTATCTGCTGCTAGTTCACTCATGTTCTTACTTACGTTCTTACCTAATGGCATTGTTTGTTCTCCTTTTGTTTCACAAAGCTACCAGCTAGTAGGTCTAACACCCAGCCGTGTCCGTGAAACTTGTCGTAAAGCATTTGATTCATAATCCATGCTAGGGGTGACACGTTTGATTCCAGCAACTGCCCAGGCTGGCAGGCGTTCTTGTCCAGCATCTCGGCCAGCGCATTCACCTCCAGCCGTGCGTATTTGTAAATTGATTTCACGCTGTCTCCTCACCAACCACATCATCCCATGTGGCCTCTTCCCCATTCCAAACCTGCGATTGCGTTCTCAACCACTTAGGCTTTTCGGATTGAGTAGTGAAGCTTGATTCGCGCCAAAGGACATTGTTACCTGGAACAGCCGTGATGCGTCCATTGTTAAGTGCGATAAAATGGTGTGACTTGGTTTGGCTTGGAGACATAGAGAACCCATCTCCGTAAGGCTCTGCTGTGAATAGGTAGCGACCAACCTCCCAAGTCTTTTTGCTCGCAATCCAAACCTTGCAGGATAACCCCATGAGGTAATCATATTCTAAGACTGAAAAATTCCAGCCGAAGCAATCCCAACGCTGAGCATCGTTGATACCCCAATCCATAATTGCGATATCACCGTGTGCCAAAGCGTGGAGTGGAAGTCCTCGATAGAGCGCACCGCACTTGAGCATAACAGTACAACCCCAAGCTCGGCCAGGAATTGCTGTTAGGCCAAACCAAACAGCATCTTCTATGCCTTGCTTCTCGCCATCAGACACAAACTCCATATCGCACTTGACGTACAAGTGGCGGGGTAGATTGGCGGCGTGGGTCATTTATTTCCCCACAGCAATGTCAACAGCCCAAGGCCAATTGCGATTACTCCGACTAAGCGGATCTGATCGTCAATGCTCATCGCCAAGCTGGTCCAGTTAACCAAGCGACCAAGACCCAGCGTGTACCCCAGATAGGCGCACGCGCACGATGCTCGATGTAGGAGGGGAACCAGCAACCCGCCCCTTGCTCTCGAATAAACCTAGCGTTCTCGATGTCAGCCTTAACTTGCAAGCCGCCGCCTAGGTATTCGCTTGGGTCAGACAGATTGACCACCATCGTCATCTTGCGATCTGATCCAGTAAACGTATCGTAGTGCCACCAGAACTGCTGGAGTGGATTGTACTTTAGGATCTGCAACTGCTGCACCCCCGTAATATCGAATCGGTAATGCTCGGCGTTTACGGCCATAGTCAATTCGTTTACAATTGAGTAAAGCCACTTGTAGTGCGGAGCCATCGGAACCCAGCAAGACGAACAGCTACGCGCAAACGATCTTCTGGTCGTGCCATCCTTCTTCATCACAGTCGCACGCTTCATCCCGATCACCTCTGCATCTTGGCGTAGCATCATGCACTGCGTGGGCGTCAACACATAGCGGTCTACGGCTGCGGTCAAAACCTTCTGCTTAAACTCGCTCATTTGACTTCCTCGCAAAGTTCCAGCAATGCTTTGTTTAATGCGTACTCAAAGCAAGCCGTCTTGTCTTTGAGAATGTGTTGCTTGCCAGCTTCGGCTAGAGCCTCGTAAAGATCATCGTCCACATCGACAAAGATTTTTACTGCTTTGTACTCCTCGGTCTTAACCAGCTTAATGCTCTTGCCTTTTCTTTTCCTCATAGATCCAGTTCCTTTCTTATGTAATCAATCAGCTTTAAGATGATAAAGCCAGCGCAGTAGATTATCGAAAGAATCAGCCAACTGTAAAGAATAAACCAACTGATTGCCCACACGATGTCTTTAAGCTCCAGTAGGCAAAGCATAGTCATTCTCCTGTAGTTTGCGCAGTAGCGTCCGATTGTCGATCCTTACTCCGCTGGCTCTGCACCACCAGCCAACCGTTCCATTCTTAAAATCTCGCAGTAGCTTCTGCACCTCATGGGAGTTCTTGTACTCCAGCGCATCGTTGAGTGGCACGCCTTGGTGATCCTTAATGATCTTCATGCCCTTAACCATCCCTCGCTTGCGTAGCATCCGCAGATCACGGATGGCTTGCAGCGCAACCTCTCCAGCCAACTGCTGCAACCTTTCGTCATAATCACCACGACAAAGGTGCGTGGACCTCACCTACCCAACTCCACCAGCTTCGCTTCGTCTTCTTTAATCTGGCCAGCTAACTTAACCAGATCGTTTGATTGGCCAGCGTAATGAATAATCATCGCGTCCTTGTAGCGGTCTAAACCAAAGTGCGACTCCACACTCGTCATGCAATTAAAGGACGGGTCAAGCTCGGTTAGCGGGATGTTCCACAAGTGCGCCATCACGTTGAGCCAAGTCTGCTCGGCGAAGTGATTGGGGTGCAGGCCGATTGGGGGCATCGACAAGATACCCACGGCCTTAGTGTGAACTACGAATACGCCAGTATTGACGTAGAACTTAGGCTCGATCATCCCGCCGAAAGCTCCAGCCAGTTTGACCATCTCTGGCTTGCGATCCAGATAAGCTCCTTCGTCAAAGGCGCAGAACACCCCAGCGTCATCGGAAAGCTTGGGGCAATCGGCTGTAATCAAAACATCAGCGTCAACGAATGTCACTTGGTCATAGCCCTTAGTGGCCATGATGTTTCCGATAGCAGACTTAGAATATTGCATCGGGTGGGTTAGGGGTTTGTCAATTAGAATGAAGTCGCAGTTGTGACGCTTGCAGTACGCCTCCATGCGTGGCCTAGTCAGATCAAGAATCTTTTGCCAGTCCTCACCAAACGATTGTGTTACCATTGCTTGTTTCATTTTTTGCCCCTTCCGCTAGGTTTAACTTCTTTCCATACATCAAACTTGTCATCCAGTTCGACCGACCAAAGCATCAGCGTCTTGTATAGTCCGTATCCAAGACCCATACGTAAAAGCGTACAACTTATTATGTCACCCAAAAAGTAGAGCAGCCATGACAGGGCAAGCTTCATTTGTCGCTACAATCGTAGTCTTCCCAGGTGACGCTCCTGCAACCCTTGATTGCCTCGTCCCTAGTCTCAAAGGTATCATAGTGCGACCAATCCTCTTCTCTGCCTTCGCCAGACTCGTCAATGTAGACCGCCCACTCTGGCCTGCCGTCATCATCAAACTCTTTTTTAATCCACATCATAATCTTGGTACTTCTTTCTTTATTTGAGCCAACACAAACAATGTTCTTACCAGCGCACGCTCCAAGTGGTCAACACTTGTTTCACCGTTATTATCAGGACAAGGCGAGGACTTGTGCAATTGCATCTGCGCTGTAGCTAGGTGACGAACAGCGCGCGCAATATGGTAATCGTGAGTTGGCCGATCCTTCTCCAGCCAATCGCCGTAACCAGACTTGTCAGAACCCTTACCCATCACGCGCCACACAATCTCCTGCGCAGCGTTACCCATCTCTTGGATTGTTGGTGCAGTCATTTTGCAAGCCTCCTATAGAATTGGTCTAGTAATCCCTCTAGCCATAAGACATCTAATGGGTCGATCATAATTTCATCCCAGGAGGCGTGTAGCCCTTGACCCAAGCCCATACTTTCTGCATAGCGCAGAAGGCAATACCAGCTTGGTAGAGTTCGTCTTCGTCCCACTGATGATGCTCTATGTATTCTGGATCATTGGATGCCAGAACAACTGAGACGCAAGCTGCTTTAGGATTCTCGCTTGCATTTCTGTAAGCCCAAAGCTGCTGCCCATCGTGCGGATAAAAGGGTGGCGTGTTGTACTTCTTGTTAACCTTACGATTCTTTAGGTCAATGATAGCGTCACCAATACCCCGTAGCTTGACGTAGGCATCGCATCTTCCAGCATACCCCGCGCCAACAAGACCCTTTTCGCACCAGTAGGTTTTCTCAACATTCTTTTCTGCCCACTCGCTGAATGTTTTGATGTATGGAGCAAGTGCCTCATCTCTGGATACAGGTCTTCCAAGTAGGATGTTCTCCAACTCAACGTGCATGGCTGTCCCGTGCAACGCTGCTTTGGTTGTTTGTTCTTTACTGTCTTTAACGACTCTTTTCGCATATTCACCAAGATCCTCTCCTTCCTCTCTTGGGAGAGTCAATGCAGACATTATGGCCTGCTCAATTCTCCAAGAGACAAGTTGCTCTTTATGTAAAATTCCTTGGACGCTAGTAACCGATGGCAACAATCCCATCTTGCGTGCGTCAGCAACAGTAGTGTTTCTTTCCTTCCCATTCTTCCCAAGAATAACGTGGGCAGATCGCCCCTCGGCATCGTACCAGTGGCCGCTGCTTTCAACAGTGACCAATCTGGAATTAGCCGAGGAGCTATCCCACTTACTTGTAATAGTAAGTGCCATATAACCTAGAACGGCATAGCGTTGCCGTCTGCGTCAACCTCGGCCTTGATGGCCGTAGACTTGCCCGCAGCGGTCGCAAACTCTTTGGAAGCGCGGATCTTCTCCTGCAACCAATCGGGCATATCGTTGAACTGCCCAGCCTCACCCTGCTCGATCTCGTAGTACAACTGATCGTTGGTGGTGGTAGCTGGTGCTTTCATGCCCTTGGGCAGCTTGGACGCACCCGCAATGGCGCAATACTGCCGACCCTGCTGGCTGGTCTTGTGGATCAGCGTGAGCATGGCTGGCTTACCAAGAAGGTTCTTCAAGCTGAACGCTTGTAGTTCCTTGGAGGTAAAGGTCTGGCCTCTCCACTGCTCAAGCAGTTTCCGCAAGCTTGCTTTCTCGCCAAGGCTGCGGGTCTGCTCGATGGAAACGACCATAGGCTTTTGGACTGTGGTGCGTTTGCCATTCTCCTCGACCTCAAACTCATCGGTTTGATCGGGCAACTCAAAGGTCAAGCGGACTTTTGGTGTCCACTTCTCTTGGTTGTCCCAATTCGTTTTCTGGTGGCCTAGATCAACTAGGCTATACAGAACGCCAACAGTTGCGCCAGCTTCGGGCAACTTGCGTTCCATTTTCTGCGATTCACTTATGGTTAATGCCATTGTAGTATCTCCTTTATTTGTTTGGGTTTAGTTTTGGTTGTATGTATGGGGTAAGTTCTTCTTGATTGTGTACCCAAAATCCAGCACCGACTGTGGTTGACATAGGATTGCTGGGTACATATTCGATCTTCACATTGGAAGGCGCGATCTGTCGAGCTAATTCACACACGCTGTCGGCGGTTAAAATAACAAGCCATTCCTTGCGACCATTACGGCGGAAGAATACAGATGGTATCTTGCCCTTGGGACAATCACGCTTGGATTGCTCCATCCACTCTTCGGGTTTGAGTGCTTGGCATCGCTTGCCCTCGATATGAAAAGGAAAGTTCTCGCAGACTACATCACCGCTACCGCCCTCTGGATTGCCTGCGTATTGGGCGGTCCTTCTGGCCTTTTGCCAGCCCTGCTCCCGCAGGTAGTTTGCTAACTCGCGCTCACCCGCTGCGCCTTTAGCCCGACTATTGATTTTGCCCATCCATCGGGTTTAGCTGTCAACCCGCGATGGTGTCGATATATATTTTAATCTATTTCAGTTACGCCAAGTCTTATTAGCTCTGCTAATATCCTCATTAAATCGTCTAATCATTGCCATCATGGTTAGCTTCTCGACAATTTTCTTATTCTTCTTGACCCAAGCCACAGCCTCATCGAAGGATTCTGCATCCTTCAGCCCTTCCTCGAACTTAGCCCAAGCCTCTTTCTCGTTCACAAGCTTTGGAATACACGCCAGTTCTGGCCTGTCGATGGACAAAGTTTAGTTGTTATGCTTTTGCACTTGGCAATTGGCAACAGCCAGAACAGATCATCGTTCATGCCCCAGCAGGCCACATAATCCACGCCACTGATGGCGCGCTTTGGGATATTAAATCCATTGCCACTGCTGGTAGTGAAGCGGTACTTGGTGCGCCCTTGTTCTATGGCTTGGGCGGTCTTAACCTGGATGCGGTAAAACTTATTATTCTTCTCCGCCACCACATCGTACCCAGCAAAATCCTCGTATGGCGTAAGCACGTTATACCCGCACCGCAGCAACGCGCCAGTAACGCGAGCTACCCCAACTGCTCCAACTTGGCGTGACGATAATTTCATGCTTGACGGCTTTCGGTTTGTGCTAGAGACTTTTTACATGAAAGCAATAACAATGATAACACTGACGGCGATGCTGATGGCATCGGTGATGGCGGATGAACTGGATGATGTATCTGGTGGAGTTTATGATTCTGGCTCGGCTGTGTTTAGTGGTGGCAAAGGATTGGCAATTACACAGCACGGATTGTTGGTTGAGGATGGGATTCTTACCCTAACTCCAAAAGGTATTATATCTCGTTGCGGAGATTTTTATTATGGGAATGGTCAAATTGCCACAAAAAGTGGATATTTATTTTATGGTTCACAGGGAATAAAGGTTCAAGACGGAAACTATTATAGCGGAAAATCTGGTTCGACATATATTTTCTCAAATAATAAGTCTAAATAATTAGCCTTGCCCAAAGGTTGACAATCTATTCCTAATCCTAGCCTCTAGGCCAGGAATGAATTTCTTTCTGGCTGGGTTGCGTTCAGCCATCTTGTATTCATCCTGCAATTGAGCATCGCTGGCAGCACGCATTAAGGCTCTTGGCTCAACCTGGTTGATTGCGGCCAATGTCTTGGGACCAAACCCACCATCTACCGCCACCTTCTGCCCCAGCGTGTTCAATCCTTGCTGGATGTACTTCGTTGCACCGCCCATCCCGCGATTAAACGCGAGATCTTGTGCGAACGGCTGGAGTGCTTGAGGTAGTTTTTCAACGAGCGGAGAGGTATATCCTTGGATGTACTCTGCCGCTGCTTTCGCTCTTTCTTGCGCTGGCAACGCTGAGATGACTTGGAACGCTTTTGGGTGGTATCTGTCATTTATTCCAGCTACCTCATAGTTTCCTCCCATATCTCCAGATGGCAACTTGTAAACCGCTGGATAGCCTTGTGCATCTTTCCGAGCCTCCCAATCTACGGTTTGCATTGGTAATGGAAGCTGTCCTTGTTCTTGTGGTGCTAATGCTGGTTTTGCGTATTCACTCATAGGTTCAATTCTAGGTGCTTGTTGTTGTGGTGCGGCCACAGTTTGATCTAACTCCCTGCGAATTGAGTCATCGCGCATTCTTGATTCTAGACCAGTTTGACGAGAAGCTGATCCGCTAATGTCAAATTTAGCCATTATCGAGCGATCCTTTTGGCTATTTCCTCTTTCTTCAATTGTGCTGCGATTGCGGCAAGGTCTTCATCCTTATCATTTCTTGCGATGGCGGTTAAATTTGATATGGCTGCAGGAATTGCGCTTGTTGGTATTTCTGAATTTCTAGCAAGCCAACTCACAAACTTTGGATTTATGAAGGCTCGTCCAAGCGCATTTCCACCCAAGGCAACCGCCGCAATTCCAGTAACAATTCCATATTTTCCAGCACCAAGAGATCCAGCGGTAGCAAGATAGGTCATTGTTTGTGTCCCGCCAACAGCAGTTCCAGATGGATTTGCAAGCACCCTTGAACCCTCTCTAATCTTGGCAGCAGTTTCTGCAATTTTCTGCATATCACGCTGGTACTTGTCTCCAAATCTTCCAAATAGCGTAGTCCTTGCTTCTGGACTCAGCCTATTCCAATTAGTTAGGAATCTTTCAGTGCTAAAAATATCTCCAGCTTCATCTTGTTGCCCTGGCAACGCCCTGCCCATTCTTGATATAAACGAAGAGGCAACCGCTTTTTGCTCTGGTTCGGGTATGCTCTGCATAACAGTGCGCAATCTTGTTGCACCTATATCTGAACCTTCAAATGCTGCTCTAAATATCTTTTCTGGCTCGTTCTTGTTTATAAAGCTTTGGAGCTTTTCCATTCTTGAATGCAATGCGCGGGTATATTTATTTGCTCTATTGAACGCATTTACAGCTTTAGGACCAGCTTCTTCTGCTGCTGCTCTCAAGTCTTCCGTTAACGCACCATAAATCCTTTTATACTGCCCCTGCGAAATGGTTGACATCAACTGAACCGAGCTAAGTTTTTCTCCAATCTTAGAACGCAATCCCTTTAGAGCCGAAAACGGAATATCTCCCTCTGCGTTTAACAAGTCAGCCTCTAAGTCGCCCTTGAGCGCGCCTATTTCTTGACTCATTATAAGTTGATTTCTTGATAGTGCTGGTGCGCCCTCAATTGGCCTTGAAAGCTGTTCAAGCGCGGAATATGTATTGCTCGCTTTGACTGGCTTAACTTTTGGTATGACTGTATCTAAATTATTGTATAATCCGCTTTCAACTGATCTTGCTCTTGGAAGAAACACATCCTCAACGCCTCTCTGGATTCCAGCACCAGCAATAGTGGGTTCTTTTACTCTTGATAATTCTTCAGCAATTTGTTTTGTTCTAGCACCTATTTCTGCTTGCTGGCTTATGGCTTTTTCTCTCATCATAGAAACAGAGCCTGGAAGCCTTCCAATCGTTGTCTCAAGACCTTGTATCACACCGCTACCAGTTGCCTGCCCAGCAGATGGCGTTGTTCCAGCAGCCGCAAAAGACTCGATATTTCTGCGTATTTCTTCTTGGCTTGCCCTTGCTCTACCAAGCTGACGCAATGATGCCTCACCAAGAGGTCCTGCGGTTGGGATTATAGCACCAGCCAATCCAGCAGCCGCTTGTCCTACTGGACCTGCTCCAGCCTGCTCTGCAAGGCTAGATCCTATTGCGCTAGTAACTCCAGATGCAGCCTGCATGGCTGGGCGTTCGGTTAAAACTTGCCCAACTCCACGCAATACTGGCGAGACAGCTTGCGTTGCCAATTTGCCAGCAGCCATTCCACCGCCCATTCCAGTAGTTGCCTCAATAATATTGGAGCGCATCCTTTCTCCAGCAGTTACTGGACGAGGCAATCCAATGTCAGTCTTTATCTCATCAAGAAGTTCGCCAAGAGGCTTTCCTCTACCAGTCAATGAAGAGTACACCCTAGATCCAATATCTGTAAGAAGTCCAGCCGTAGCACCAACGGCTGCTCCTGGGAGTGCGCCAACCCCACCGAGCGTTGCACCAATTCCAGCACCAGTAGCAGCACCAACTGTGATTGGGTTAATTGCTGCTCTTGCCGTAAGTCCAGTTTCCCTCGCTAAAGCCTCACCAACTCCTTCTGGCTGTACAGCAGATTTAGCCTCAGAATAGTCGCTAATTACTTGTTGCGCTATTCTATCTTGTTCTACCTCGGAGAGATTGTCTGGGACTTCAATCTTCCCTATATTCTCAATCTCAATGAATGCCATTACTTAACTCGTATTACTTTTCCAGTGGCTGGATCAGTTGTATATTTGCCAACCACTCCAGTTGCCCCTTTGGAAGTCTGGCTTGGTTGCACAGTTCCAGTTTCAGTTCCGCCACCAATTTGTAGCGACTGAGGAATATCAAATCCAGCCTCTTGATAGGCCTGCAATTTATCCAAATATTCCCTCTTGCGCTGGGCTGTAAATAATTCAAGTCTTTGCTTATAATCTCCAGTATATGGATCTCCAATTTCTTGTAAAAATCTTTTTGCCTCTTCATCTGTTACTTGCGCGCCAGACCTTGCTTTTAATATTTGATCTCTAACTCCAGCATACGCTTGATTCATTGTAGTGAAATCTGGACTCATTCCAAGATAGGATTTTCCAGCTTCAATCCGACCAGAAACTGGGCCATAAAGATTTTCGCTAGTTGTTTCAAGTGCTTTTGATCCTAGCTGAACAAGATTCTTGAACTCAACAAGATCCTCGGCTTGTTTGATCGGCAACTTCTTAAAGTTTTCTTTGGCATTCTTGAATTGAATGTCGCGCATTGCCCTTAATGCGTCAGCACCGTATTTATCCCCAGCTTGGTCTGCTTGGTCAATTTGCTGATTGATTGATGCCAATCTTTGCGCTCCCATTTGAGTGCGGCGCGTCATTACATCATTTACTTGTTCTTCTGGTATGACGGTTGGAACTGCCCCAATTCCCTCAACCTGCCTAGTTCCACCAAGTTCACCAGCTCTGGTGTAAGCAGCAGCTTTTTGACCAGTTGTAGCGTTTGGATCTTGCAATACTTGTAATGATGCGTCTATTGCCGCACCTCGCGTAGCTGGGTCTTCTTTCTCAACAGCCATTCGCAACATCCTTGTTCGAAGTTCACGCTCTTGCATATCGGCTTCACGAAGCTTTTTAGTTTCTGGTCCTTCAATGTTAAAACTTAGTCCCATATTTATCTCCTATTTGCTAAATGAAAAACTAGGCATCAATGAACCAATACCAGACGCAATTGCACCAAACTGTTGCGCGCCACTAGGCTGACTTGCAATTGCACCAACCTGCGCGCCGTATGTCCTAGCAGTGTAATCAGACATCGTATTGTAAATGCTCGCAGCGTTTCCTGCAAGCTGAGTTGGGATTGCGGGGTTAGTTGTCTGATAGAATTGATTAGCCGCAGGACCTGTCTGGAACTGACCAGGCATGGCTTGATTTGCGTTGATGTAATTCTGGAATGACGCATTTTGCTGCGCAAGCCTCTGACCAGCCAAATTGTAAAGCGAAGGACCGCCAGCAATGAAGTTGGATGCAGCACCAAGCCTATTCTGCTGTAATCCTTCTCGCAACGCCAAATCCCTAGCAGCAGCACCACCAGTAGTCTCGCCAGAGCCAAGGAAGCTTTGAGCCGCACCATAGCGTGCAAGCTTGCGTGCTTCACCAGCCGCACCAATCTGCGAGGCTTCTTGCACTGCTGGTCCAAGGCCAAAGATATTGCCCCTAGCAGTCTGCGCCCCACGGATGGCCTGTTCGTAGCCACGCCGTTCTTCTGCTCCAATAGTGGAGCCAAGGCGGAGTTGGTTCAATGCCTCTTGCTCAAGCGTGTTGCGAAGTTCCTCAGTCTGCGGAGTAGTAGTCGCGCCTAGTGGCTGGGTAGCCATCTGGCGATATTGACGGCCAAGACCAACTGCAGTTCTATAGGCTTCTGGATCAATCTGGCGTAGCTGATCGCTCGCACGCTGTTCTGGTAATTTAGCAAACTCGCGGAAGGATGTGATCTGTTTTAAGCCCTCATCGTCAGTTGAAGTAATTGGCTTAAAATCTGTGACCTGCTGGCCTGCTTTAGTAACTGCACCCTGCACGCTGGCTAGGTCGGATTTAAGCTGGTCGATTGCTACCTTGGCAGATACTGCCCTAGCATCACCAGAAGGAAGCTGATTGTATAAACTCTGTGCGGCCTCTAGCCTGCTTGTAATCCCAGCAATCTGTGAATTGCCATCCTCTACAATCCTATTGAGCTTTCCAAGCTTACTATTATTGTAGTCATTGATAATGTCTTGATCTGCAACTTGAAAATTCAAGCGAGTAGATAGGTCTGACGCACCAAAGTTGGCATCAGCCGAAAGGCTGGATGGTGCTTGGTTTGAGAATTGAGAAACACCTTGCCCCCTCATTCCTGCTCCACCTGTCAACGCTTGGATTTGTGAGGCAAGAGTATTGCGAGTGTTTTCTTGGTTGGTGACATCGGACAACCGCTTTTCGTATGTGTCTTGAAGATTCTTTAAGCTGTCCCGCTGTTGCTTTGCCACTTGATTTTGAGCGTCAACTATGTTTGCGTATGGAAATTGACCAGCATCCCTATTGTAAAAAAACACATCATTTGTGTTTGGCGATGGCGATGGATAGGTAGAAATTGTCCCGTCCTCATTAACTTTGTATCTTGGTGGATACTTTTCCGCCAATTGTTCCGAGGTGTTCCCAATTCTTTTTGCCATACTAAATTTCTCCAGCCTGGTACTTCTTGGTCGTGACCTTCTTGGCTTCTTCGTTCCTTGCTAATACATCTTCAATGTTTGTCGTGTATGAAGGAGCAGCGATAGGTTGCGATATGCCAGCCGTATAATTGACTGGTGCTACGCCGCCTCCCATTGCGACTTCGCGCTCAACCGAGGCTTGTGGTGCTTGACCGTAAGTTCTTCCAAATTGGGCTGTAAGCTGATTGCCAAGTGCGCGGTTTAAGGAATAAGCTTGTGGGCTGTATTCATACTGCCTACGCAAGCCTTCCAGCGTGCGTTGACCGCCATATTGACGCTCTAGCTGTAATCCAGACTGAACCTGCGCAAGCTGGTCGGCAGCCGTAAGCTGACGCTCCAGTTGGCGTTGTTCGGGCATATATTTGATGCGAAGTGCATTCTCAAGCGCAGCAATGTCTGGAGACTTCTCAATGTATGTTTCAAGCGAGGAACGATAAAATAGAGAATTGGCCTGCGCCGCCTTCATCGGATCGGGCGGGGGAGGCGGTGAGGGGATAGATGGTGATCCGCCCATTAGCGTAACGCCTTTCGCATAAAACTCATATAGTCATAACTCCTTGGTTTACCAGAACGATTAAAGGTGATCCGCTTGCGGGGACCAAAACGCTCCGCCAGGAGCAACAGCAAGCATCCCAAGGATTTAGCACCCTTTGAGGAGATCGTCAAGTCCACAAAGACATTCTCTCCATCTTCGCTATGCACATAATGATTAGGCTGTTGCCCATCCTTTATGCACCTAGCCAAAGCCACCCCAGCTATGCCATCCTTATCGCGTACAATTCCAACCATGCCTTGCCTCTCAAACCATCCAAACCACTCAGCCAAGTTAGGCCACATAGCCTCTGGAACACCGCTTTGCTCAATGTACTCAACAGCGTTCATATGGTCTTTTGTACTTCAATTGTATCTGGATTGGCCGCTGCCACAATCTGGCGGATAGCCATCTTGTTTGCTGAACTTGAAATCTTGATATTGATTAAACGCCATTTCTCGTACTTACGAAGGTCGCTGGCAAGCCTCTTCTTTACCGAAGAAGGTAAGATGGCTGGTAAAGTGAATGGCAAGGTTAAGGTCGAACTTGCAATGTTTATGTTGGGAGCAACGCTTACATCCCCAACGTCAACGTCACGCTGAATAAATACATTCGCATCGCTTGAGAATGAGTTATCAAATACAATCTCAAAGTGACTGCCATATTTTAGGGAAAAAGGATCACCAAAGTCAAAATCTTTGGTTCTTACGAAGGACTCATAAGATGTTCCAGAATCAACGTAATCAGATGAAGTAGTTCCAGCAGGACTCTTAAACCCAGCGTACTTACTAATAAGTCCTGTGGTATTTTTCAGCATCAACCTTGAACCTTCAGCGTTGAAATTGGTTAGGGCAAACTGCATTGCTTTCAGAGTCCAGGTTCCTTCAAACGCCCCTAGCGCGGTGTTGTAAACCAGCAAGGTATCGTTGGTATCATTGGCCTCAGTAGGTATAGACAAGAAGTATCTATTATCGTAATACATGGCGGTAGATACTGCGATAGCCTGCGTGTTGATGCTCTGGATAACATCCTTCACTATCTCCGAAATAGGTATTCCAACTGAGCTAAAATCATCCGCCACTGACCGCACCAGCGACCTAATTCCGTTGTCGGACAAGAACAATATATCGCTACTAACTTGAACCGCAGTACCAGTAGCAACGCACCCTGTATTGTTGGATATGATTGACACGATCCAATCGGCTGCTGTGACTGCATCACTTGGAACTTCCACCTGGAACACCCTGCGTTTCTTGAATACGATGATCCTATTCTTGTAGTACGGAACAATTGCAGTTATCTCGTCACCATCATCTCCGTTGACAACGATGCTATTGGTCGCATCCCATACGGAAGGATCTAATATGTCCGAGGCGTAAAGCGTGTTTCGGTTGGATGCAGAACCAACTGCAAACAACCTATTCTCCGTGTTAATCAAAAGCCTCAATCCTTGCGGCGGTGGGCTGACCGTGGCTGTGGCAGTCGCGCCTGACCCATTGCCAACGATTGTGATTGTAGGTGCCGCCAAATAACCAGAGCCACCATCAACAACAGTCACGCCTGTTACCGCACCACCAGCAACTGTTGTAATAAAGGTTGGCACTGTCCCGCCCAAATTAGGTCCAGTAGCAATTGCCGTTGCGCTGGTATATCCGCTTCCAGCGGTAGTAACTGTTACGGCACGAACCTTGCCACCTTGCCTTGTAATAATGCTACCATCCCAATAATGAAAGTCTCCGTCAGCATCGGCTAGGTACATCTTGTCGTTAAACTGAGCCATCGAAACTTCAGTTGCGCTGTTGACTGAATAACCATTAGCCC